GCTCGAGGATATCGGTGCTGACGATGTTCCCGTTTGTCGGCCCAAAAGTTCGACCTTCAGAACTGTCGCAACATTTCGGGAAGTACGTCCACGGGCCACAAGTCGAATCGGTACTCGTAACGTCTACCGAAGAGTGAGGAAGTTCATAGCCAAAGAAAGGATCGGCAATGATTGCGACACCATAAGTGACCACGCTATCTCCAACGGCGAAGGGATCGCACTCTTCTCCAACATCTCCAACCATTGTCACTTTGTGAAAGTTCGAGCCACCGAAGCCTCCTGCTGATGCTTCGATATATTCGTCACTCTCCGAACGTGGAGGAAAATAGGTTTGCTCATAAGTCTCGAAGATTTGCATCCACAAGTTCCAAGAGCATGAAGCTACGCTCATCCTGTAGTACCTGTTCTCATCAATCCGGTCGCGGAACTCTGGGGGGACCTGGTTGACAATGTATGAACCGCGATCGACACGGGTTGATCCGGTGACGGTGATACCGATCGTGGCGTTCGGAGTGTGTGCAGCGTCCGGGTCATCAGGATCGAAAGCCAAAAGCGAACCGTTCCTAGATGAAACCTGATAATACCCACCCGGCTCCTCGAAACAATACAGACCAGGGGGTTCGCAACAGTCGTATATCTGAGGAACGTCGAAAGTCCTGAACCGCGTCCGCATCTCGGTTTCCAGAATCACAAGGCTGTCGCGGTCATACTTTCTGAATTGAGGGAGGAGAGCGTTGGATGTGTATCTCACACCTGAGCCGGTGTCGCACTGCATATAGACCTTGCCGGACGTGTATCTCCGACGGGTGTCTATGAAGCTCTCGTAGTGATTTCTCTGGCAAATTATGTCGCACTTCGAATCGAAAATGTGGCTCGGGACAACCCGATCCGCTAAGGCCCACGACATGGAAGCGTATGTATTTTCCCCGCATTCGCACGGCGGGGCGGGATCTTCGCAGCAGCACGCGGCGTAGTACATTCAGATCCGTCCCTGGATGTAGTCGCCGTAGGGGACAACGTACAAAGTAAGAACGACCGAATCGACAGCGGATGCTCGAGCGTAGATCGCCTCACCAGGGTGTAGAAGTATCGGCGTCTCAAACTGGTTTGCACCCTTCGCGCTCAGCTGCTTGTTGAAGAGGATCGAGAACTCGTCGTCAGGCGAAGCGTCTGCGGGTACATGCTGGACGAAGTATTGTCGGGCGGATGCGTTGACGTTCGTCGCCCATAGGCCGATGGCGACCATAGGCTGACCCATGCACCTATAGACCTCGGAGTTCGTCGTGAGAAGGTATCCAGGGCTGTATCTGTTCATGAGCAGGTCACGTCAAATCGGATCAGGTGAGTGAAGGCGTACCTCTTGTTTCCGAGCTTGGTTGCCTGGAATATGGTTCCCTCGTCATAGGTTCGAGGCGTCAACACCGTATCTGTTCCCTCGATTACTGGCACGTTTAAACTGGCGGGATCGTTCAGGTCTATAGCGAAGACATCGTCATCGGCCACTGAAAGCGTAGGGTTCCCTTCGCTGTTGGGCTCCGGCTTCAATAGGGTCGCGGGGTACTCGCGTACGGTTCTGGTGTCGGGGCCGACCGGAAGTTGGACCAGGTTCGATCCGTCCTTGAGCTGAACAAAGGAAAGAGTCGAACCAGGAACGGCAAGCGGAAACAAGACACACCGAACCCCGCCGGTAGAGGCATCGCTATTTCCTGACCTGACAAGGACCGCGATTGCAAACCCTTCCAAGAAAGGGTCGTCGGGTGGATCTTCTCGCGGGTTGTACGGGAGCAATCCATAGTCCACGCCCCCTCCGTCGGTCGCTTCTCCGGTACGGAGTTGAGTCTCCCCCTCGTCTACCGTTGACTCATCTTTCCACCCCGTCACGTCCTGGACGACCGTGATCTCCCACCAGTTATATTTGTAAGCTCCGTCACTCGTGAGAAAGGATGAACGCTCCGCGTATACCGGGAAGACCGTTGGCCGTTCCAATCCGACCCAGCCTCCACCTCCCGCGGCATTCTGGACAAGCGGTAGCAGAAGGTCGAGCCGCTTCATCATCTCGTTCACGGTGGTGAAGTCGAGCTTGCCGACGGAGCCTTCGTAGAATCTCGGGAGGTCGGTCACGGGCTCAGAATCCGATACTGGAGGTCCACGTTTGCCGTGTTGGCTCGAGCAAACGGGGCCGCGTTACCTAGTCGCCCCATGGAATACTCGCCGGGAAGCAACTTCAGGAACGGGTAAAAGGTTGAGGAAACCTGAAACCCGATCTCGACAAAGTTCGTTTCGTCAAGGTTGCGAAAGAAACAGATCCCTCCGACAGTAACATCCGTCACCCCGAGGGCTTCGCCTTGGGCCGCCGATCCCGAGTGGCTGATCTCCTGCACTCCGCCGTCGCCCTTATTTGATGCAAGGTCTATCGAGATGGTTCCGGGGTTGAACTGCTCGCGGAAGTTCGTTGCCGAAACCGTGAGGCTTCCTGTCATTGTGATTTCGTCGGCCATGGTACCTCCTAGAAGTTCCGGATATTTGGGCTGATATTGTTCAGATCAAGAAGGAGTGGGAAAGGCTGAATGAAGTAGACCTCGTCAGCGTGTCCATCGCTTCCTTCATCGACCGCAATTCCGTTTTGATCTATAAGAGGTTGCTGCTCAAGGTGAAAGAACTCATCATCGACGAACGAGTGAGCGATGGTAAAGACCGATACCCCAGTCCGTCTCACACTCGCCCCACGATAGAGGACGCGACCGATATCTGCACCGAGGAACTTTCTCTGGTTACGGGCGAAGGTGAAGGTCGATATCTGACCAAAGTCAACAGATGTCACCGTTTCGGTTAGTACCAGCTCTTGTCTCCGTCTCATGATGCTGGTCGGGTTTCCACCGGCATCGATCGGAGTCCCACCGATGTCCTCGTCTGGATCAGGTTCACCTTGCGGAGGGGTATTCGGTCCAGACCGCCAGGCCAGCTGGAACTCAGTTCGGATCTCGCTCGATAGCTCTACGTAGTTCACCTCATTCGGGAGCACGTCGGGGAAGGGTTCATCGGGGGCCGCCAGGAACTCGGTCGAGGTCATCTCGTAGTTCCAGACGATCTCGAAGATGTCCGACTGACCGCCGACGGGCGTGATCGTGAAGTCCTTCGCGAGAAGACCGGGGAACGATGGATACGAGGAGCCCTTGCCCGGTACTTCGGTCGAGCCGACCGTGGTTCCGAACGTCTTGAAGACGTTCGCCGGGTCACTGTAGCCGCTCGCGAAAAAGCTCCTGGTGCCTGTTCCTCGTCCGCCAGACGACTGGATGCTTCTTGATTCGAGCTTCTCAATCACTTCTTGCGACATTAGGCGAAACCTCCGACCGCGCCGACCATCTTCGCGGTGTTCTGGACGATCTGAGCGAGGAAGTCACGCGACTCCTGGCTGAGCTTGTTGAGGATCTTCGACTGATCGACCTGAGCTGCGATGCCGGTCGTGAAGGAACCGCCAGCCGTGTCGAAGGTGCCAGTAGCCCCGCGGACTGCAGCCTGGGCCGCGGCCGTCTCTTCCGCGATCTTCTTCTCGATCTCGGCCATCTTTTTCTTGGCGGCTAATTCGTTATCTTCAATCTCCTGCTGTCTCTTCTTCTCCTCTTCGGCAACACGCCTAGCGGCGGCCTTCCGCTCGCGTTCAATCTCGGCTACACCCTCCATTTCCGCAGCGTGGCGGATAGCTATGTCCTCCATCTCTCTCTTAAATGCTTCCCGCTCTGCTTTCTCCTTGGCTTTTGCTGCTGCTTCCGCTGCTTCTGCTTCTTTCTTGATCCTCGCTTCGAACTTCTCCAGTCCTTCAGCACGCTCGAGGCTGTTAAGTTTTTCCTGCAGTCTGATGTTCTCTTCAAGGTCCCGAATACGTTGATACTTCTTCTGCCTGGCCTCTTCGAATAGACGGGTGGAGATCTCTTCCTCCGTGTTCAGATCTTCGATCGCCTTAAGCTCTGCCATAAAGGCGTCATGTATCTCCTGCTTCTTCTGCTTGAACTCCAGCCTGATCAATTTCGTTTTTTCGCGGTGGACCTTGTTCGCTATGGCTAGCTCGTCGGCTCCTTCTTTTTCCATTACCGTTCGGATTAGATTGAGTTCAGCACTCAGCGACCCGATCGTGGTGCTCAGATCCTTCGCCGATTGTTCGAGTTCGAAGAGGCTCGCCCGTGATCGTTGCGCCTCCGTGGAGGCGTATTCCAGTGCGTCCCCGAGTTCGAAGAACTTCGTGATGAGACCACCCAAAACCGGGATGCTTTGAAGAGACGCTCGCATCTTCTCAGCATCACCTGAGAACATCGCTACCGCAGCACCGGCGACACCGACGCCGATCTCCAGGGCGGCCATACTTCCGAGAACCGCAGCACCGGCGACCGCGATCTTCCCGAGCCCGCTCTTTCCGGCGGCCCCTGCTTCCTCGATCTTCGATGCGGTCCTATCTGCTCCGGCTTGGGCTTGCTTGAAGGCCGCGTCGAGCTTGTCAGTTCTCGCCGTCATCTCAACGGCTAGATTGAAGTCGGCCATCAGAGCCTCCGCATCTGGGCCTCGACGAAGGCCCGGTGGTCATGGCCTCCCGATCCTTCGGAGGCCGTTCCGGCTTGTCGCCGGTAGTGGTTGATGACCTCATACCCGAAGGCGTTGAAGTCGTCGATCGACAAGTCGAGCGGGTTCCCGACACCTGGGAGAGCGTGGGCGATGTGGGCCGCCTCGCCGAACCAGTCCCGCTCGGCCGCTACCCCTTTCCCTCGGCCCCGCCCTTCTCGCCGTCGTCCGGCTGGAGATCGTCGAGGTCGTACCCGAGGCACCAGAGCGCGGCCCGAGTCCCCTCTTCCGGGTTCATCGACTCGACCAGCCGCTCACCACCTTCGACCGCAAGGCCGATGATGACCCGGCACCACCGGATTGAAAACGGGAGCCTCATCAGGGACATCACGCTTTCAGAAGCCTGTCTTGCCTCTCTGAGCCGGTCCAGCCTTTCGGAGGACTCGACGCCCGCCTCTTCCATGTCTTCGACGAGAGCGGCCCTCTCGTCCTTCCAGTGGATCGCCTGTAGCTCGATGATCTGGTTCACCGTGAGGCGGGGGATCGAGACTCGGCCGTCGGGGCCGTCGTAGATATAGGGGGTCACTCGGGGCTCCTCATTTTTGAACCACGCCGAAGGGCGTGGCCTGAAGGTCCCGTTGTACCTGCTCCGCCTCGACCCGGTCAAGGATGGTCGAGTCAAGAATCCCCGCGTGACGCTTCGCCCGATCCACCGCTTCCTCCTCGTTAATGCGACCGGGCGAAATACAGACCACCCGCTCCGATCCGTCAGTGAAGACTAGTCGAACTCGCCACACCCTCGAAGACGGGCGGATGATTCCATTCGCCGCTAGGGTCGCGGGTGTCACCGTCACGACGACTCATCCCACAATACGTCCGGACCGGTCGCGTCGTCCATCTCGAAGTTAAACGTGACGGTCTGCGCGCCGTCCTGAGTCACTGCGAAGGCGACCGAGTTCACGATCGCGTCAAAAGCAAGGCTGCAGTCAGTGGACCCAGCGAACTTGAGGAGGAGAGCACTAGAAGACGCTCCCACACCCCCGAGGGTTCCAGTGATTCCCAGCGGCGAGGCGTTCACTTCGTCCTTGATCGGAGTACCACCAGCCGAACCAGTTATGTCCAGAACTCCGGAAGCCCGCCGACGCTGCGAAGTGTCACCGAAGCCGGTCACGATCTGGGTGGTCCTGGTCAGCGTGGCTGAGAACGTGTTGAGCTTGGCCCCGAAGCCGTCGCCGCTGAAGGTCGCGGACCCGTCGGATCCGATGAGCATGGTCATTTCGAAATCTCCTAAGAGGTGGCCGAGGAGTCTAGCCCCTCGATGATGAAAGTCGAATCGACCCGAAGGTACTCGCCCTCGATCGTCGGCGTCCCTCTGGACACGCTTCGGATCTTCGCTCGGTCGAAGTTGGGAAGGCTGGTCACGTTCTGGTCGTGGACGTGGGCGAAGACCTGGGCCTCGATCAGAGCCAGAGCATCGACCCCGGCCTCAGTCTTCCCGAAGAGCGAGACATCCACGGTCGCCTCGATCAGGGAGGACCCGTCAAAGTAGTTCGACGACGTGGAGCCCGAGACGCTGAAGACCAGAAGCGGAAGGGCCGAGGAGGCCGGGGCCTCCATCGCGAAGATGCGATCGCCGACCGAGGTCCGGACCGGGTTCGTCCCGGTGTCGCCGACGACGGATCTGATCGCGGAATAAAAAGCTCGGGATACGTCCACGCTCATCGCATCAGCCCGCCTTCCTTCTGGATCCTCGCTCGAATCCTAGAACCTAGCGACTTGAACTGTCGCCGAATAAACGGGCTCGCCGACTTTATTCCCTTCTTCATGAAGGGCCGCTTCGGCATCCGGCCGAGGCCGAACTCGTGGATCCTCGCGTAGAGAACGTCGGTCCCCGCCGACACCCGGATCGCCTTTCCTTCCGCGCTGGCCCTCCGTGTTCGGAACGATCGGCGGAGAGTACCGGTCAGCACGCCGGGCGGGCGTCCCTTGGGCGCGGGCTTGTCGCTGCCTAGTGAGTCGTGCTTGAACACGCTTCGGATGCCGATCGCCTTCCCCCCTTGCGAAGCACCGGCCACGGCTTCGGCGGATATGTTGAGGGTCTTCGTCACCTCCTCGCGGAGGATAGCGGCAAGCCTCGCGGCGTCGATGTCGTGCTTCACGTCGAACTTCGCCGGGAGCTTCGTCATCCGAACACCTCGACCGCCTCGACGATGGTGAAGCATAGAGCGTCCGCATTCGTACGCTCTTGAGGAACCCGAACCGAGGAGACCTCCCAGGTCGTCGAGTCGTAGGAGATGCGATCGGAAACCGCGATTGTCGGCTTCCCCTTGAAGTAGATCGTCGCGCGCCGAGTCGATCTCTCGGCCCCGCCGGCCAGGTCATCAGTAACGGATCGCACTTGGACGAAGCCGGTCGCGCCGGTCGCGGTTGCCCACGACTCGACGCGACCGCCGGAGGAGTCGATCGTCCCGGTGGACTTTGAGAGGATGGTGAGAGTCTTCCCGAACTTCGTGATGAGGCTGCGAACCGTCACCGGATCTCCTTGTAGTGATCGAGCTTGGCGACCCTCTCGGCCAGCAGGTCGGCGATAGCCGCCTGCGTGTAGCTGTAATCGCCGAGACTCTCCTGTTGAAGCGTCCTATCCTGGAGCCTCTCGCGGAAGATGTCACCCGCGACCTCGAGTCCCACCTGCTCGAGGTCGTCGGGGACAGTCTCGAACCCGGCGGTGTATTGCACGAAGACCGGGAAGAAGCCAGCCGGGAAGCGGTTTGCCCTAGCGTCGTCCTCCCTGATCCCTGGGAATCGGTCGGCGGTGATGTGGATCCGCCCGGTGTCGAAGTCCACGCGATACTCGGACACATTGTCGCGAGGGAACTCGAGCTGGGCGTCGGCGTCAATCACGCCTCGACCGCCGAAGCGGTAGAGGCTTCGGGTGTAGGCGTTCTTCGTGAGCGTCGCGGACCAGCCCGAGACGCTTGAGTTGATCTGGGTCACTATCGCCGAGGTGGTGGCGAATGATGAAGCGGCCAGTGTGT